TAGATATAATGATCCAACTATTTCTAAAAGATTTGTAGTTGGTATTGATAGAGCAAAGATGCGTCTTTATGATTGTGAACAGTCTGCACAAGATGATATTCTTGACAGTGGTAAGGAAGAAGAGTATAATAACGATGAGCACAAACCAAAGAAATCATTTGAGGGGTTTAAGTTTTGAACGGATACTACTCTGTATTTGATCCAACTGGTAAAAAGATTGCTGATTGCGGTTCCATTAAAGATGCCGTTAATCTTATTGGGACAAGAGGTGATGGTCATTATTACCAATTCAAACCAATCTATGAAACAGTTGAGCTCAAACTTTTAGAAAGACCCAAACTCCCAACTAAAGATATCGTTGTCAATATGGACGGTGGTGTCGGTGGTAGTTGGAAAGAAGTTTCTGAAGAAGAATTTGATGAGATGTTCGTCGAATTCAATTATAAGAAAAAACAAACCAAACAACTCCCCAAAGATTGCCAAGAACCATTTATCCCCGATTTTCATGACTAAAGTTGACACCGTAAAGTACCTTGAATTTGTAGAAGGAGTTACTAGTGCTCCAAGTCTTGACTGGCCAGTTCTTGCTGCTCGTCTTAGTGAACTTGAAGTTAATGGTGCAAACGTCTCACAACTCTTGACTGCTGCTCTTGGACTATCTGCAGAAGCAGGCGAGTTTACTGAAGTAGTAAAGAAGATCTTCTTGCAAGGCAAACCTTACAACGAAGAGAATGTCTTTCATATGAAACGTGAACTGGGTGATATCTGTTGGTATCTTGCTCAGGCATGTATGGCACTTGATACTACATTCGATGAAGTGATTGAAATGAACGTTGAGAAACTCAAAGCACGATACCCTGGTGGTGAGTTTGATGTTTATAGTTCTGAAAACAGGGAAGAAGGAGACGTTTAATGCTAACCATCACTAACTACATTGTGGCATTTTGGTCTGTAGTTGTGATGGGTTGCATCCAACCAGTCAACTGGAAAGCATGTGCTCCAGTTCATGAATGGTTACTTCCTGAATTAGAGTATGCTTGGAAACTCAAGACTGGTGAAATAGTTCCTTATCAAACCGAGAAGAACTATCTCAAGGGGTTATAGCTCAGTTGGTAGAGCGCCTGCTTTGCAAGCAGGATGTCAGGAGTTCGAGTCTCCTTAACTCCATAAATATTTAAAAAAAATAATGGCATCAAAAAGAGTTGTCAATATAAACACCATAAGTGATGAATTAAAAAAACCTACTGACAAATTATTAAAACAGTTTAAAGTAACTCTTTTAATAAAAGATGGGATGGTAGTAACTCCAAAAAGTAGAGTTGTTGATGTGGAGTATGATAAAAATTATGAAAAAGATCTTGTAAATCTTGTTCCATATTTTATTGAAATTTTTGGAGGAGCATCTTTTGATGAAAAAAAGAAAGAGATTACTGTAACTGGAAGAAGTGGAAGTATAAAAGTAAATTTAAAACAAAAGAAAGAATCAGGCACCACAGGTGGTGGAGTTATTAGCACGGAAATACAAGAAGAGGGAACTACGATTGTATTAAATCAAGTTCTCCATAAAAATAAAAAATTTGATAAGAAAGAAGATATCTTAGCAGATAAAGATACTGCTGATCAGTTAAAAAACCTTTTTGGTAGAAAATATGAGGATAGATTAGAAGAATGGACTCACAGTTATTTTGAACAACAGAAAGAGTTCTTGAAAAAATTTCAAAGTTCAAAGTGGGATATCTTTGTTTATGGCAAAGAAAAAAAAGATTTTGTTTATTTTTTTAAAAATCAAATTAAGAATGTCGCTAGATCACTAGATCCTATCAAACCAGTAGGTGACTATACAACGTGGAGTCCCTCTGATATATGGGCTGTCTATGAGATGGATAAGGTTAAAAAAGATATTGCAAAAAATATTAATCCAAAGATTCAAAACTTAGTTGAATTAAATAATTTGTTGATAAATCTATTCAAGGAAAAAAAATTAGTTGGATTATCCTTGAAAAAAATTGCATCTAATAAATCAGCAAATTTAAAGTTTGTAAACATAGACACTTCAACTATGAGACTTGGTGATATTGAAACTTATAGTATGAGTCAAATTAAATTTGATATTGATAATATTGTCAAGGGAGAAACAGTCACTACTTATGTAAAATATGGGAGTGGTAATGATTATAGTATCAATATTAGTAAAGCTGGATCTAGAAAGTCTGCAAGTAATTTGACTTTTAATACTGCTATCAAAGCCACTCCTGCCGCTCAAGGTGGGCAAGCACCAGTGAAAATGATAGTAGAATTATTAAATAGGGGTGCTAGTGGAATAACTTTCTTAAATAACAATAAAAATTATCCAACAACCAGTCAAGAGTTTTCAAAGAGAAGTGCAGAGTTTGAAAAATACTATAAAGTTGTAAAAAAACACATGAGCAATTCTCCAAATTATTCTGAATTTGAATCTTTAATTAATTCTCTCTATGATAATAAAGACAAAAAATTTATTGCTCAAAGTAAATTGATGCAACTGCATTTTTTTCATGATGCACTTAAAAATTATTCTAATAAAAGTGAGTTTTGGACAGATCTTTTGTATCTTGGTATGAAAGTTGGTGATAGATTTGCTCCACATGCAAAGATATCTTAATAAATAATTAGAAAAGTATAATGACAGACCTTCCATATTTGTCTGGTGGAGAACAGACCACTATTAATTCTACAATAACAGAACTTTTTCCTGCACTTGCGTTTAATTCTGGAGTTCATCCTAAAACTGCTGATGAACTTGAAGACTTTGTTAAAGGAGTTGATTTGTCCTCTAATGGGGCAAGTAAATCCTTTGTAAATTCCAGTAATATAGAGTCTGCTAAAGAATATATTACAAAGATGGCAAGGATTAGACCTTCCATGAGAAAAACTAAATTAGAAAATGCTGTAGGAATATTAAATTGGATTTATGAATATAATCACCAGAGAGAAATAGAAAAAGTTGTTTGGGGTTATAGAGAAAAACCCTCAGGTGTTCCTGCTAATCATGCAGGAGATATTTTTATAATGTTTAAGAATAAAAAAGTTGCCCCTAAAATTATGGGCATCAGTCTCAAAGCAGGAACATCAAAATCAAAAGAACCAAAACTCAACTCTTATGTTGGTTCAACTATGAGAAAACCTGCATGGAAGAAAAAATATCCAAGAGCAGTTGAACAACTTAAGGATGAATTATGGACTGAAGTATATTCTCATGTACCCAATCTACCCAAGTCAGTTACCAAAAGTAATTATCTTACCCTGTCTGCAAATAGACAAACACCAAATAAAATTCTTAAAGAAAAAATGCTTGACATGTTTAAGTATGACAATTTAATGTTTGAAGCTCTCTACGCTAGAATGAATAAGATTTCTAGAGAAAGATTGATCTCGATGATTAATGGTGATGTAAATGCAACTAAAGAATGGATTGAGGATGAATTTAGATTAGAAAAGAAAGATGTAGAAGTTCCAATGATGCTTGTGAAAGCAATCGGTTCTAAAGCAGAATCAAGTGCTACTGATCCGTTGAGAGAATTTTTACCTGCAGTACAATCAGTAAATGCTTATTTAAAATCAGGGTCAGTTCAGGAATGGTTTATTGATTTAAAGGGAAGTAATAATAAAAAAATGACTTTGACAATGACAATTAGAAGCGACTCTGAATATAGAGAGTCGAAGCAGAAAGGTAAATTGGGAGCATTTACTATGCTTAAGTTATTGTACCGAGGTTGACAAACACTAAATATAGTATAAGGAATACCAATATAAATGAAAAGTTTCTTTCAGTTTCTGAGTGAAGCATCTGATGCAAGTACTCAGGCTAGAAAATTAAACCTAAAGAGTGACGGACATGGTGGTTGGTTAGATTCCCGTGGTAATTTTGTTGCGACTACTGAAGATGGTAAGTTGCAGTTTGTAGATAAGAAGAAAGCAAAAAGTCAAGAAGATAAGAAAGAACAACCAAGATCACAAGTAAAACCAGAACCAACTCAAAAGAAAGTAGCAAAACCAGAAGTAGCAGCAAAAGCATCTGGTGAGAAGGGAAAGGAAGGAGAATCTTCTGGTTCTTCAGAGGAAACAATAACTGTAGTATTTGGTAGATTTAATCCACCAACTGTTGGTCATGGAAAACTTTTAAGTGCTGCTAAGAAAGCATCTGCTGGTAGTGATTTAAAAATTTATCCATCCAGAACTCAAGATCCTAAGAAGAATCCATTGGATCCTGATATGAAGATTTCTTTTATGAAAAAGATGTTCCCTGATTATTCAGAGGATATTATCAATGACTCTGAAATGAAATCTATCTTTGATGTTCTTACTGTAGCAGGAG